GACGACGGACTCGACGCCACCTCCGCCGCTTCCCGTTGCGGAGATGATCGGTGCAGCGGGGTCGGTGCTGTCGATGGTGATGTTGGTGCCGGCGACGAGCTCCTGGATGACGCCCGGGTCGCCCTGCTCGCCCTGGATGCCCTGCTCCCCCTGGGGCCCGCGGAGAACGCCGAGCGGTGCGACGATGACGTGGGTGGCGTCGATGACGCTCGTGACGGAGCCGTAGCGGATGTCGTCGGACTGGTCGGAGACGAGGTCGCCGACCTGGGGGCGGCGGTTCGGGTCGGAGTCGGCGGGAAGCACGACGGTCGTGGTGCCGCTCGGGGCGATGTCGGTGGCGGTCGTCCACCACGAGTGCCCTTCGATCCCGCGGAGACTGCCGAGGGTCTGGACGGTCGCATGGGTGGTGTCGATGACGGCGACGATCTTCCCGTACCGGGTCATGGCGGAGGTGTCGGAGACGAGGTCGCCGACGAGGAGCGGACGGAGCTCGTCGTAGGGCGTGATGACGACGTCAGTGTTGCCGACCGCGTTGAGGTCGGTGACGGTCTTGCGCCACGAGTAGCCGGCGACGGCATGCTCTTCGATGTACTCGCCGGCGTAGTCGAGCCATTCCGTCAGGTACTCGATGAGGTTTTGGCGCCAGGTGTTCCAGTAGGTCGTCCAGGTGCCGATCCACGGGAAGAACACGCGGCGCCACCAGGCACGCCACCAGTCGAGGATGCGGTCGCGGTTCTCGGCGTTGGCGGGCACCCAGGGGGAGCCGAAGCCCACTTCCGGCGGCGGGAGCGGGACGTTCAGGGCCGGCGGGTCCACCGGGTCGATGGGCTCGGGAGGCTCGGGCGGGACGAAGGGTGCCATGGGCGGAATCCTACCAGCACCCGGGCCATCCGAATCCAGGGAGTCGGCCCGGGATTCCGTACTGGGCGGAGGGCACGCCTTCGCCCCGGTCGTAGACGCCGAGGAAGAGGGAGCCGAGGCCGTCGAGGACTTCGGCGTCCACGTTGAGGTAGGCGGCGCGCTGCTCTTCGAGGAGTGCCATGACGGAGGTGTGCCGTCCGGTGCTCGTCTTGGTCTCGGCGCCGGCGAGGTTGTCGGCGGTGCGGCGGTCGGTGGCGGCGGTGGCGTAGTCGGCGCTGCCGGAGATGAGGGACTGAGGGAAGTCGCTGCCGATGTCGAGCCCGTGGCTCGTCTCCTCCTGGGTGCGGTCGGTCTGCTCGACGGCGTTCATGTCGTCCAGGGGGAGGGCGACGCCGGTGGATACGTAGCGCCGGTTGAGGTAGGGCATGTTCAGGTTCCCCCACCGACGGAAGGCGAGCATCCACTCGCCCGGGGTGTTGTATCCGAGCCGGCGGGTGCGGTAGCGGTCGAGGATGTGGGAGAGGATGACGGGCCGGTAGGCGTCGGCGAAGATGGGAAGGTTGCCGAGGTAGAGGTCGTCGCCGAGCTCGGGGGCGACGTCGCGGCGCCAGGTGAGGGAGCTCCGCACCATGGCGGGGACGACGATGGAGCCGCCGGCGACGGGGACGACGAGCTCGTCTTCCTCCGCGACGTCGATGGTGTAGCCCTGCTGGAGGAGAACGTCTTCCAGGGTCTCGGGGAGCGCTGTCATGCCGGCCATCCTACTCGCGCGCGAGCTCGCGGCGGCTGTGAAGGTCGCCTACACATCGGACCGACGTTCATGACGAGCTCGACCATTCAGTAGACGACGCCCGCCCGGGGCGTGTTGGTGGGCGTGGTGCCGATGGCCGCTACGGAGGTCCAGACGGTGGTCCCACGCTCGAAAGCGGCGACGATGGCGGCACGATCCTCCTGGGGCATCGAGCCGAGAACGGTGGTGTCGGACGTCTGCCAGTAAGACCACGACGTCATCGGGTCCAGGCGCGGCGGGACGAAGGCGCGGCCGATCATGTAGCCGTAGCGGGACCACTCCGAGATGAGGGCCCGGATGCGGTCGACGGAGGGGACGGAGATGGCGACCTTGAATGCCTGGCCGATGATGCCGCGCCATGCGGAGACCAGGCGCTCCGCGGCGCCGGACCCGGAGCTCGAGGAGAGTGACTGCCACCAGGCATCGAAGGCGTCGACACTGGCGAGACCGGAGAGACCCAGCTGGACGGCGGCGATGTCGAAGCTACCGTCCTGGGCGATGTCGAGCAGGGTGATGGCGTTGGACGCTTGCATCTGGGCGGTCGCCAGAGCGGGGATCGCGTTGAGGGCAGCCCCAGCCGCCGCGCCGACCCCGCCGCCGAGAGCGCCTCCAGCTGCCGCACCGACGCCGGCGCCCATGAGGGTATTGACACCTTGGACGCCGGCGTTCAGCTGAATCTGGGTGTAGCCGAGTGACTGGGCGAGCCCCTTATTGGCGAGGGCTGCCGCATGGGTGGAGGCGGAGCTCCGGGCGGTGAGGTATGGCGCCATGTCCTGGGCGGCGACGTTGGAGGCGGCGAGGCCGAAGCCCGACATGGCGCGACCGCCGACTCCGCCGACGGCGACGTCGGAGCCCATGTGGTCTCCGAGGAGGTTGTAGCCCTGGGGGATGAGTCGGAGGTCGGGGTCGCCGTGGGTGCCGCCGGCGACCAGCTGATAGCCGATGCCGGAGGTTCGCCATTGCTCGGGGAGGAAGTCCGCATATCCGTCTCCGTTGCCGATGAGGATGCGGGTGAATTGGGAGGTGAGGAGCTTGCGCCAGATGCCGGCTCCGTAGGTGGCGAGGACGGTGTCCCGCCATCCGGCGAGGGCGCTGCCGGAGCTCGTGGAGGTGGTGAGCTTGCCGACGAAGACGGGAATTCCGATGGCGCTGGACCAGGCGCTGGCGGTGGGGCTCGTCGGCGGGACGGATGGGGTGTGGGTTGCGTTTCCGCCGGCGGGGACCGACCAGGAGGGCACGAGGCGGATGTCGGAGATGCCTTGGAGCATCCAGGGCGCGCCTTGCATGATCGTCACGTACTGGGCGAAGCCGGCCATGGTGAACAGGTAGGCGCCTCCGCCGGCGGCGACGCCGTCGATGCTGGATTCGGGCGACGGCCACACCTTGGGGACGTAAGCGACAGGGTCGCCGCCGACGGTGTCGGACCAGGGGTAGCGGGCGTCGGGGACGACCGTCTGGACGACGCCGTCGGAGTCGACGGTGGCGGAGCTTGCGAGAGCGGCGGCGCCAGCGACGAGGTCGGCATTGATATGGAGGGCGAAGGGCTCGCCCCGGAGGTCGTTGGCGGAGATGACAACGACGGTCCACGAGTCGGACTCGGACGCGCCGACGTTGGCGGCGAGGAGGCCGGTGACCGGCGGCGCGTCGATGGGCTCGGGGGCGGTGAGGTACTGATCGCCGTAGGTGTCTCCCTGGGAGGCGGCGACGGCGACGTGGCCGCGGATGATGTTGGAGTAACCGATGCTGGGCCCGTAGGTGGTCCATGCGTCGGGGGTGACGCGGTAGCCGGTGACTTCGAGGTTGAGGTAGTCGGCGTCGAGGAAGCCGTACCAATTGCGACCGCCGACGGTCATGCGGGCGTAGTTGTAGCGGGCGCCGTCGGCCCACGGGAGGTCCACCTGGAGCGGCGCCCACGGGTTCCATCTCTCGACGGTGGTGGAGTGGGCACGTCCGGCGTTCACCTCCGCGAGGATATAGGCGTCTACGGCGGCGGCATTGAGGGCGATGTTGGTGTAGTCGCGGTCGAGCGGGGCAGAGACGAGCACGACGGGGATGGGGGCGACGGTCGGCGGAGCTCCGGGGGTGGGGCGTTGTCCGGGGAGCCCGGGGAAGTCGGGGATGCTGTCGATGTCTACCACTGGTCCACCACCTGGACGACTTCCTTGGCGTCGAAGTAGCGCCGGTTGATCTGCTGGGCGGCGAGCTTGCGCGGCATGAGGGTGCGCCGGCGGACGGCTTGGACGGCTCCGCGGATGGCTTGCACCTCGTCGTCGGTCAGGCGCTCTTCCTTCTCGGCGGCGCCGGCCTGGACGCCGAGGGCGGTGAGGGCTTCATTCCAGAGGCGCATCGCCACGACGTGGGAGCGCTCGACGGTTTCGGGGTGGACGCCGAGGTTGAGCGCCTTCATGTTCGCCACGATCTGCTCTTTGGCGACGATGGTGGGGAGGCCGGAGAGGGCGGTCTCCATGGCGGTCTGCTGGGTCAGGAGCTCGTCCTGGGACTCGGCGACGACGACGACGCCGCGTGTGGTGGCTGCCATGTTGACATCCACGACGAGGGAGGCTCGGGCGAGGCGGTTGGCGAACATGCGGATCGTCTGCCCGTCGTAGTCCATGCGCGCGGAGTCGCCCCAGATGGGGACGCCGGCCCACTCTTCGACGGGCTTGGTGGTGGTGAAGGTGATGCCGCCGAATCCGTTCGGCCCGTAGGTGGTGTAACGGGCGGGGTTGAAGAGGTCGTCCAGCTGGCCTCCGCCGTAGACGGCCTTGCCGACGGCGAAGCGCCCGAGCTCCGCCTCCGTCTGACCATCGCCGAGCTTGGCGCCCTGGCGGAGGTGGGTGAAGGCGGCGAGGCCACCCTGGAGGACGAGGGCGTACTCCAGCCGCATCGGGTCGATGCTGTCGGGGAGGCCGTCCCAGCGGTACCGGGTCATGGCGATCCCGGCGAGCCGGCTGTAGTAGTGGTCGTAGAGGGCTCGGGCGTCGCCGTTGAGCCACGGGGACGTCTCGGGTCGGCTGGGCCCGGGAGGGTACTTTGCCATGGCGGAATCATAGCCGATGCGGGGATTCACAGGTTATTTTCAGGTTCGATGTGGCATGCTCGTCAACGCCGGCTCTAGGGACGGCACCTATCCAACACCTACAAAGAATCGAGAATCCCAAATGTCCAAGTTCCACGGCGCCGCCAAGCGCGTCAACTACGCCCGATTCAACGCGATCGGCGACACCCTCACCGGCATCGTCGTCGCCATCGAGGAGACCACGGTCCCCGACATCATCGACGGGCGTGTCGTGGGCCCCAAGATCGACGTGAAGACGGGCCACCCCCAGACTCAGATCGACATCGCCGTCCAGAACGAGGGGGACGCCTACCCGACCGTCGTCCACGCGCGAACGATGGTGAGCGCGGCTCTCGCCGCCGAGCTCGACCGGATCAAGGCTTCGGACCTCCACGTCGGCGACCACCTGACGCTCACCTACGTTTCCGACGAGGAGGACGGCAGCGACTACCCGGCCAAGGTCTACAAGGCCGACATCAAGCCCGGGAAGTAACCCGATGAGCCGCCAGGACCAGGCGGCGAAGACTCCGACGCCGGCGACCTCATCCAGGTCGTCGGCGTCGGCGCTTCCCGCTCGCTACACGCCGCGAGTCGCGGGCTACGCGCGCGGCCCATTCATCGAGCCCGCCGAGGTCATCCCCTCCGAGTGGAGGTGGCGCAACGCGCGCGCCTACACCATCCGCGACAAGGACGGCGTCTACTGGCGATGCGTCCGGGTCTTCACCGACGCCGGCGCGGTCTTCGCCGGATACTGGGCGGTCGAGCTCCTGGGCGTCCAGCTGCCGCTCCCCGAGTGGGAGGAGTGATGTTCGAGCCGTGGCCCGTCGCCTACAATCGCATCCTCGAAGAGGTGCGCGCCGAGATGCCGGATGCCGACGACAGGGAGCAATTCGCCGAGTACGCTCGGCGGTGTGACGAGTGGAAGCGGACGCATGGCATCTGGGACTGACGCCCCCTTCGAGTGGTATGACTATCGGGCGGCGAAGTCGCGCAACGCCCTCATCACCATCGTCGCTGGCCCGCCCAGCATCGGGAAGACCTACGGCATGAAGGTCGCCGAGGTCGAGCGGGCGCTCCGCACCGGGCGACAGGTGATGTGGGTGCGGCGAACCGTCGTGGAGCTCACGCTCGCCAAGTCGGGATTCTTCGACAGCATCGCCCAGCTTCACCCTGGCTTCGAGTTCCGAGTCGAAGGCAACGCCGGCCAGGCCCGCACCGACGGCGGCGCATGGCGAACCATCGTCCGCTTCGCCGCACTCTCCACCTCCTATCAGATGAAAGGCACCGAATACCCCGACGTCGACACCATCGTCTATGACGAGTGCTTCGCCGCCCCCGGCTTCCGCTACCTCATCGAGGAGGTGGAACGCCTCCGCCGGCTCTGGATCACCGTGAACCGTCAACGCGTCGACCGTCACGGGCGAGCTCGCACCCGGCTCTATCTGCTCGGCAACCCGATCCAGCTGGACAACCCCTACTTCCTGGAGTGGGGCTTCGACGCCTCGCGCGAGTGGCAGAAGGGAAAAGGCACGGGCGGCGACGTCATCCTCCACCTCATCGACGCCGCGAAGTACGAGAGGCGCGTCGGGGAGACCGTATACGGGAAAGCGCTCGGCACCGCCCAAGCTGACTACGCCGCCGGCGACTACTTCCTCCCCGACGGCGGTCTCGTGGTCGACGCTCGACCCGCCGACACCAAGACCGTCGCCACACTCGTCACCATGGACGGCACCTTCGGCCTCTGGGAGTCGAAGGACTGGCAACGCATGTACGTCACCACCGGCCCACTCGCCGATCCCACCGCCCCCGTCATCGCCTTCGAGCCGCTAGCAGTCCGCCCCGGCGTCATCCTCGCCGACGGAACCCACCACCTCCGCAAGGCCGCACGCCGCCACTACCGACGCGGCTCCCTCTTCCTGGTAGGGCAGGGCGCCATGGCTTCCCGCAAAGCTCTGGCGAGGTAGACGATGCCGCGCCCCAGGAAGAAACTCCGACCCGGCGAGTGGTCAGTCGAGCGGGCTGCCCGATTCGCCCAACAGACACGTGATAAGCGGGCCGAAGTGGTCGAGTCCCTGCCGAACGTCCGCAACCCCGCCATGAACCTCCGCGCTCGAGGTGAGCGCGACTTCCGAGCCGCCCCGCGCGGCTACTCCGAGACGCGGCAGTCTCAAGCCATCCGCGAACAGATACAAGCGACGAAGGTTCAGTCCGTCGGGCGTCGGGTCAAGAGCTCCATCCAGGGCAACGCCGAGCGCCCCGACCTCCGCAACGTCATGGACCGCGAACAACGCCGGCGCTTCGATGAGGCCATGCGCCGACTCCAAGCCGGGACGCAACAGTCGCTCGGACTCCTGTTCGTCTACGCCGGCGGTCAAGAGGACTTCGACCTCGCGCTGGAGCGGATCAAGTACCCCCGGGGCGACCCGGACGAGGGATTCGACATGCTGGAACGGCTGGCGGACCTGGCGGAGCTCGCGGCGGAAGCGTACTCCCCGAAGGTCATCGGACGCATCACCGTCTGACCCCCGGACTGGGGTCGAGGCTCTGGGCGGTTTCCCAGGTTCTCCGGAGTAGCATCGTCTCGTCGGAACCTTTCAACCACCGACAAGACAGGACGAATCATGACCATCATCCCGATCCCGAGCACCGACCGCCGCTACGCGATGGAGCTCCACCGCTTCCTGGCCGACGCCGCCGAAGAGGTCGAGTCGCTGGCCGACCACTACCTCACCGC